AAAATAAAATGCTATATCTTCAGCTGGTACTTGATCTGATACTATACAATCATATAGACTTTCATATGAATGTGGATGTGGCCAAGAATCACAAACTCTGTTATTTTTTTCTTTTCTTTTTCTTTTCATTTAGTATCCTTCCATAGTTAGGCCAACCAAATTTATCTGGAGACTCATCTGTATATCTCCAACGAATAACTCCTGTATCAGGATTTCTTTCATATATCTTTTCTTTCTTTTTGGCCATTAATCTTTCCCCTCAATACTAGTTCCTTTAAAAGGATCATTTTCTGTATCTCTTATAATTTCTTCCTCTGTCTTGTCTTGTGGTAATGAGTTGTCGCCTTGTATTGATAAATCTTTAAATGGTTCTTCTATTTCTATCTCTGCAACATTTTCATATGTTACCTTAATGTCTGATAATCCTTCTCTTAAAATCTTTTCTTCCTCTAGTGTGTAAGGTCTAATCTGTTTCTCGTCCATGTTTTATTTTCTTTCTATTATATATTTTTTTTGATTCAACTACTCTTGGTTTGTACTTTGGAGTTCTTACATCTTTAGCAATAGGGTTTGATTTCTTACCAAAAATTTCATTCCATCTTTTTCTATAAGTGTCATCTGATACTCTACTACGACCATCAAATTTAAATGTTGTCTTACTAGTTGTTCTACCATGCCTAGACATGTTCTACTCCTTTTTGAAACCACTCTGGAATAACAGCTGGTGCTTTCCATGTTGCAATATCTTTTTTAACTTCTATATAATATTTTCTATAAGAAGCTACCACATCACCATCTACTTTACATTCATCTGGCATAGCAGGTGTTGGTAATGTACCTATTTTATTTAGTGGTGCATTATCTGGTGGATTTTTCAAAAATTCATTTAGTCTATCAAAAGACTTATGGTTTACTTTTTTATTATATCTTAATTTATATTCATCGTTCAATGCGACAAAATGTAAATACAACCATCTATAATTAAATACTGACTCTCTCACCCATATAGCACTAGGGTGGTTTTTATGAGTTGATTTATATAATAGTTCATCATACTTTGGCATTATATTATTAGATACATCTAATTCTCTATGAGCTGTACATAATAATTGAGCAGACTCTAATATCATTTTAACAACATGTTTATCACACATCATCTTTGCTGATTTTTTAGGGTCTTGATCTAAACAAAATATATTCATAGTGTACCTTGTAAGTAGTTTAATAATAGAGATAAAGCAATTATGAAACCACCAACGGTTAATATTCCTAATACTAGTTTTAGTATTTCTTTTTTGTTTGGTTTAAACACCAGCCCACGATCCCCATAATATAGCAATCAACAGAGCAGGCACAACTATACTCAATGGCCAAAACTCTAATAAGTCTTTCCATCCTAATTTTTCTTGTCTTGCTTGTTTTCTAATGTCTCGTCTGATTTCCATAATCAAATCAAAAACTGGTTCGCCTTTTTGATGTTGTTGAAAGTCTAAACTATTTAAAAGCATTACCTGATTGTATGCCGACTTTAGCCTTTTTTTACTGATATTCACACTTACCTTTTCCATAATATAATCCCTTTCAGTTAATGTAAGTTCTTATTATATAAATCACTTCTATTGTATTTTCTACACAATTTAGTGAATACACCGTGCCAAAAATTCTTTGACCAATCTGTAGTAGAGTTCTTACATGCCTTTACAGCATTGTTTATAAGTCTTTCTACTTTGTATTTGTTATCGGTGATTCTATCTATGTCTATTCCTGTCATCATAATACTACTATACTCCATTTATTCGTTTTTGTCAAGCCTCGGGTTACCGTGATCCACTTTGATTTCTTTACAAACTGCCTCTATTCCTTCATCTAATACTCTGCTTACTTTACAATCATAACCAGTTATTTTTGATAAAGCTATGTCATTGGTTGTAGGCAAATCTTGAGCCGCCAATCCAACATCAACTGTTGTTTTTGTAAAGGTAATAGTCTTGTAAGTTTCGTATGTACTAGCACTAGTTCCAAGAAACCCAGGTAGGGTTCCACACCCATTCAATGTCACTAGTAATAATATTGCACTAATTATTTTTGTCATCTAAATTCACTATCTGGTTCAACTTCAACTTAATCTCATCTGGACTATCGCCAAAGTCTTTTACCACATTCTTATATCTTCTTAACTTCTTATTTCTCTTTTCTAATCTTCTTAATTTCTGTTCTAAATTTTCTCTTTTAGTTGATTGTGTTAATGATCTTTTCATTCTCCACTGACTTAATGATATGTTAGCCGCTATCAATAATAATACTGCTAATGGATCAAATACAAATATCAATACCATTATTACAATTCTAACTGCCTTATCCATATTTGCTTTTGCTTGTTCACCATATATTAATTCTGCAACATACTTAATAGGACCAACTTCAGCCTCTATCTTATCTTGTTCTAATGATAGACTTGCTTTTTTATTTGTTAACTCTGCAATCTTATCGGTTGCATTACTAATAGATTCATTTAAAGCATTTCTTTCTGGCTCTTGTTTCTTACGTTCTTTAAGACCTCTAGTCACGTATTCTTTATCAATGTAAACTTCTAAAGCTTTGTCTAATAAATTTAATGTCTTTTCTGCTCTTTCAATAATTAATTCTTCTTGTTTAATTTGATTATCTATTAATTCTAATTTTATATTATTACCAGAGGTTGGTTTAACTTGGTCTAGGTGTGCCTTTGATAAGAAACCAAAGATACCCATAGACGTTATGAATACTAATACAATAATTGCTGTGAATAGATATGCCTTTAATGTTTTAGGTATATCTGAGCGCCAGTTATGATACAACCATGAGGCGGCTACTAACTTACCCACTTCTAATGCCGTACCCATAGCAATAATCGGCGTCACTGCACCGGCAAATAGTGTTGCAAGACCTATAATAGAATAACCAGCGGCTATTACAGATATAGATATCGCACTTAAAAATGTTAGTATAATTAAAAACATATTAGTGTGTGTAAGACTCTCTTATTTTTTTGATAATTGATTTTACTTTCCAAAAATAATCTTCATCACTGGCATATGCGTCTAATGTTTCAATTAGTTCTAAACTATCTGCACCTGTGGCCAATAGTTCTCTGTACTTCTCATATGCACTATGATTGCTTAATGTGTTTATATAATGTAGAACACTATCACACTCGTGTTGGAATACTTTAACTCCCCATTTTTTAGGATTGTTTGAAGGCAACATGTGTGGCTCTTTTAAATCATATGTTCTAATACCAAATAGGTTTTTACCAACTCTAGCAAATCTACTATTTCCCCAACCCGACTCTAGAGCCGCCTGAGCTAATAGTAAATCTTTATCTACTTTGTTAACCGTTTTATCATAAAAATAGATATAGTCTACACATTGGTTAACATTATCTAAAAATTGTTGATTGTTTGTATGTTCAAAGTCAGGTTTAGTTGGCAATTCTGCCTGTGCCTGAATTTTATAATAGTTTAATGTGAATACACAAAATATAACTATTACCACGAACATTAAAGTTCTTGCTATTGTCTTTACTGTTTTCATATTTTCCTCGCAACGTAATCGTATCCTACCCACTCTTGTCCTTCTTCATCTGTAAATGGTTCTAATTTTACTTGATATAAAGATAATCCTTCTTTTAATTTGGTAACTTTACCAAATATAGTCTGTGCTTGTTTATCTGTAAAATTATCGTATACGTCTTTAGCCCAATTACCAGTATAATATACTCTTGATGTACCTGATAAGTTTGATGGTTTCTTTAACTGTTCTAATTGTATCAACGCCTCACCTATTCTGCCTTTAAGGTAAGGGTCAAGTTCTTTCACTTTTCTTCTAGTCGCTTCACTCATTATAAATCCAATCCTATTCTATTTAATTTTGCTCGGTAACTATAAAATAAGGCGTTATGGTTACCAGTATCGCCTTCGTTAACCATCTGATATAGATGGACCATTTCGTGTGCTAAAGTACATGCGAAATCTTTTTTAGTTTTATAGAAAGGCAACATATGGAGTTGGTGTTCTCTAGTACCACGTCTATCCCAATCATACGTAAGGACTTGTCCATATATCTTCTCTTTATTCTCTCTATCTCTAATCTGTTTTATGTAAATTTTGTTGAACGGAGATAATTTGTTGTCAAAAATTAGTTCATTAATCATATTGAAATACTTCTTAATATCTTTATAAGTTGTTTTATATTTTCTAGATTTTACTTTTGTTAAATCTGTTTCAATGATCCTTTTAGTCTTGGTAATTTTTGATCTTACTGATTTTCTTAACATGCCAATTGTTTCTCCTGTTTAAGTTAATCATTATATACAATCTTTATCAAGTGCTTTAGTGTTTTCCAATAACTTACATTTATACTCGTGATCTGCCTTTAATCTCAACTCTGTCATTACAGAGTCTAATATGTATGGCAAATGTTTCTGTATAACTGAAATCATTTCCAAAGCGTAAAGGTGTCCAAGTCTCTCTAGTTCACTTTCTAGTATAGCCTTGTTGTCAATGTCTGTTTTTTTAATAGTTTCTGATATAACATGGCCAATAACTGCCGTATTGTAGTCATCTGCTTTTGCTATATTCAATACTCCAAACCATAATATTAAGTTGGTTATCAGTACTGTCGCTATAAACTTTTTCATAATATAATATACCTTTCTTTTAATATATTTAGGATATACTAAACCACTATTAAAGTCAAGCGAAAAAAAAAGTTAAAAAGCGTGTAAAATAAGGGTTTTTCAAGGGTACGATCTGTCGCACCCTTAAAAAAGCGAGGTTTTAAGACAATAATTCTTTAAGAATCGATTTATTTGTCTGTTGCATAAAGTCATCATTCCAGTTAAAAGCGTCTTTAACTACGGTAGCCGTTAGTCCTTTATACATGTTGTTTAATTTTTGGTCTTTTATACCAATTAAAACATGAGCGTCTTTTTCGTGTAAAGATTCTAATAGACCTAAAAACATTTTCTCTTTTGCGAGTCTGTTAATAGTCTCATCAGCGCCTTTAACAAAACGCCATAGTTTTTTACTTGCATAAAAAAGACTTGTATGCTCTGTTCCTGCTGGAGCTTCATTTGCTATAAAAGGTGGTGTTCCTTCTGGCAAATCAAACTGTATGTTAGGATCAAAGGCAGCCTTAAGCAACTGTCTCATTGCTTGAGTATCATGTTTTTTAAGTACTGCAATCTTCTTTGGTTTATCCTTAGCATTGTTTATCAGTGTAAAGATTTCGTGTACTGTAGGTTCCGTAGAGCCCATAGTTCTTGACGCCGACATCATTGCTGGATTCATCTTTGGTTGTTCAGCCATAATTTATTTCTCCATATATATGTTAAAAGTCATTAACTTGTTCAATCAATGTCTTCATTTTATTTTTCATAAAGTAATTTAACAGGAGCGACCTGTCTTTAACTTTATAATTCTTGTAAGTATTTATAATACTCTTTTCTATGTCTTCTGGAATTTGAGATAAGTCTATTAGTCTCTTATTCCGTTCATAGTTCTTCTTAATTGCTGGGTCTATATCTAAATTGGTCTCTATGTTAGCCAACTCTTCCAATCTTTTCTTATTGATAGGTCTCTGTCTAACATCGCTATTTAAAAATATATCATCAGCACTTAATACGTTTGGTACTCCATCTGATCTGTCACCCTTAATAATTTGTTCGTGTAGAAATCGGATAGGGTCTTCCTGTTCACCAATATAACCTTTTAATATAGGACTGAATTGGTAAACATCACCATAATGATGTAGTTGAATAAAGTCTTTGTCACCTGATACTATTAGGTACATTGATTCCTCTCTCATCTTAATAAGACTAGCAATAATATCATCTGCCTCAGCATTATCAACATGCATAACCACATATGGAAAGTTATCTTCTAGTTCTTTCTTAATTGTGGCCATTATTGCAAATATATTATCCCAATCTGTATCTGAATCTGCTCTACCTTTTCGTCTACCATGTTTGTAGTGTGGAAATATTTTTCTACGCCAAGGATCGGCAGCGTCTGAGCATAGTACCATGTCACCATACTCGTCTTTAAATTTTATATTAAAACCTCTCAATGAATTTAAAACCATTTGTCTAACCATATCTAAATTAGGTTTAACTTCTGGTTTACCTCTAGTCTGTACCATTAAGTTAGATATCAATACTTGGTTTAAATCCACTAGTATCATAATATAAATGTTCCTATTAATAGTCCTATTATAATTCCTTCGCACCAAAATGCCCACCTATGTGAGCCTCTTGCTGTATGTTTGTTTATAAACTCTCTTGTCCAATCATTCATTATAGATAATCACTCCAATGTTTTTCTTTAACTAATTTACCTTTTTCTTTTGCTCTTAATCTTCTCTTTAATACTTTTATTCTATACTTGATACCATCAATGGTCGTATACATCCAACCACAATCAGATGGTTCAATTTGTTTTCTAAACCATTTAGTAGTATCTTCTAATGTCTTAATCTGATTCTTTAATTGTGCTTTTGTTGACATAAATCTCCGTTAAGTTGAACGGTGGCGATTGCTCGCCACCATTGTATATACTATATGTATATTAGTTTTTGTAAGCGAAAGGAGTACCGTACAGTTTAGTAATACCAGCAGCTATAATAGCTCTAGTAGGCATACCAACTCTGTAAGAAGTACCTTTTGCTGTTTTGTTGATATAGATCATATTACCTTGTGATCTTAATTTATCAACCATCGCTCTTGGCGATTTAAGGTCGTACACATTTCTCAAAGTCTTCCAAGAAACAGGCTCACCTTTATTCAAAAGATTTAATACCTTTTGAGTTTTTGATAACGCTGGTCTACCTGGACCAAACGCTTTTCTTATAGATTTAAACATAGTTTAATCTCCTTTATTATTAAATTTGCTATTTTACAACCTGCTAAGGCGATTACCGGAGTAATTCTGTGAAATTTATTTGTCATTGTCTTCATCTGGTTCAAAAAATTGATTGGCACCATTTGATAGGTCATCAACTTCTTCTTTAATCTCTTTACTAAACGGTCTAGTTGTAGATTTTGTTTCTGTTACCCTACTATAATCTATCTTGGCTGTTCTATGACCATTCTTTAATTGTTTTATATCAACTATCTTATCTGTTAACGTATGTGATGTATGTTTCATTCCAAAGTCTCTGTAGATCAAACCTCTTAACGTATCAACGACCATTGCTAGGTCTTTTGTAAATGTTACCCTATCTGTTTTAATTGCTATATCTAAAAAACTGTTTATTAAACCCATAACCATATCGTCTACTTTTGTTTCAATAAATTGTTTTGTTTGTTGTTTTTTAAGTTGTTCATTAAGTCTATTCTGTACTTTCTGGTGTTCAGATACACTTCCCTCTACATGCCGAACAATCTTATTTGTTGGAAATTGTATAATGTTATTTTTTTTATCGTCTTTATCCATTGTCTAGTATTTCGCCTTGGAAATTTACTTTTCCTTCTTCAACAAAATATTCTAACAATTGATTGTATCCACCGACTAACTGATCGTCAATCTTGACTTGTGGCATTGATTTAACTTTTTTACCAATATCTTTTAACAAGGCGCCAACAGACTCAAAATCTTCCATTTTCTTTTCTTCGTATTCAAGGCCAAGCTTTTTAATAAGTTCTTTGGCCTTGGTACAAAAATGGCAATTGTTTTTACTGTATATTACTATTTTGCTCATTCTCTGATTTCATTAAGTTATCATAAGCTATATCAGCTTTTTTCTTAACGTTGTAAGAGTCCACAGCTTCCTCAATTGTGAAGTTATACATTTTATTGTATTCACCCATTGGCAATCTTAAGCCAATCCAAGCTCTATAGTACCCTTGCTTAGTAATAGTGACATCTTTAGCAAAGATTTCATAACCTCTAACAGGTGTGTCTTTAATTAAGTTTACAATTGTAGACTCAACCTCTGATACCGTTGTCTTGTTATGAGTTTTGCCTAGTTCAGTTATGAATTGTTTACTAGACTTATTCATTTCACCTTTGATAATGTCGGCTAATTCTGCTTTCGCAATCATCATCCCTTTTTCTATTGCTAGATTAAGGTCTGGCGATACAGCTGTACCAACTCCAAAGATACACATTTTATCTTTGTCTTTACCAAACTTCGGTGTGTCACACGCTTTTGATTCAGAAAAATCTGCCATGTACCACTTCGGTACTTGGTTTAATACTTTGCCTTTCTCTGACTTCATTTGATATGTAGCTGAACAATTGGCAACCAATAGTCCTGCCACAATAACTCCTACGAGTTTCATTGTTGTTTTCATCATATATTATTTACCTCACTTTTTATAGAATACACCATTTCGCTCAATTTGTCAAGTCCCATTTGAATATGGTCCAAAAACTCACCAGCTGAAATTCCAGTGATTATTACAAATAAAAGTGATAAAATGATCAAGTTTTTAATCATTATTTTACCTTCCATTCACCGTCCTTGTTTAAACATGTCTTTCCGAACGATTTAAAGACATGATTTGGTCTACTATAGGCTCTACAGTACTCTGGTGTAGCTATATCTCTATAGTAAAATTGAGCAAACAGTTCCCAATAACTAGGTCCGTCTACTTTCTTCCTACCATCAGCACATTCAAGGGTTTCTTCTTTTATTATATTATCGCCTTGTTGCTTGATAGTAATTTTGACATAACAATATTGATCAGCGGCTTTTTTAGGTTCAATAGTCGTGATCTTATCGTAATAAACTTTTCCTTTTTCTTTTTCAACTCTTTCAATCTTCTCTAATACTGCAATTGTTTTATCTACAGTTGAAGATACCTCTACGTTTGATATTGGTACTACGTTACCAGATAGGTCATCGGTCACTCCTTCTACCTCTGATTTCGCAATATCAGTTAACATCAATATAGAAAAGGCCATAAATGTGACCATTAATAAATCTTTTTTAGTCATTACTTAACTTTCTGTTCCACTCCAGTGGTTGCATTAACGGTATCATTATATTTGGATCCGGAAATACTTTTTTGTTTAGTTTGTTAACTGCTATAGTTAAGTAAACTAATAAACCTATTATCATTAATTTAGCAATTATGTTTAGTTGCTTTGTCATTTTCTCCTAACTTTGTTAATGTATCATTAATTTCATATAACTCATCTTCCAAAGGTTTATCTTCAAATTTAAAAGATAGTTCTTCTTCAATTTCTACTTTTCTTTTTTTAAGATTATCTACTGTTGGATTATCCGTCATATTTTCCTTTATCATTTGCTACAAGTCTACATTGTGATTGAATATCTGCAATCATATTGTCTACTTCGGCGTCACGTACTTGTGACTTTGGTTGATTGTATTTCATGTCATATAATCTATCACTGACTTTTTTAATACCATCAATTTTTTTACATAGTTCACTTACTTTATGTATCATTGTTTTAACTCCACCCAACGTCCATCTGGTAATTGACAAGCAGTACCAAAAATTGTATTTCTGTTTACACCACCAACACCAATTAACGGCCATTGATTTGTTATATCCACTGTAGCGTCATAATCTTTACACTTGAATGGACCCTCTAGGTAAGATTTTGTCACTTTAATAATACCTGAATTTCCTGTTTTACTATTATACCAATTTGTATATGAAGAACCAACCGGACCATTGTTTAAATGGTCTACGAATACAGCATTGTGTACATCATAATCTGAATTGTACATAATTTCTGCACCAGCAAAGGCACCAACTAACGTACAACCAGCAACAACATAGGGATCAGTTGCTCCCATTTCAATACATGCACCGGTCGTTGTTGTAGCACCTAAAACTGCGCCTACTTGTGATCTATTTGTAGAGGCACAGTTTGTAAGTAATAATCCTAATATAATAACTAGTACAGTTCTCATTAGTCTTTCTTTTTGAACATAGTCCAAGGCCATTTTGTTTTCATTTCAGCCCATGACTTTTTTTGATATTCTTTTGTTTTATCAACTTCATTACTAATAAAATTAACAACTTTAGCAGGTGTTTCTGCAATAGCTGTACCAAACTCTTTTGGTGTAATTGTCTTCGTCTCATCACTTTTAGCTACACTCGCCATTGTCGCCGTCATAATAGCAAATATAGTTATCATCATCATTGTTCTCATCGTTTCCTTCCCATTGTTTTAAAATCAGATACGTCTACAACTTGATAACTGCCTTTGTTGTAAGCCACACTGATTGTCTTGCCTTCAGGCAATTTTACTTGTGGTAAAGTTCTCTTTACACAAGCGCCTGGTATTCTATCACTTGTTGGTATAGAATTTCTTTTGAAACCATTCATATCTAAAGTATAGTCAGGTAATTTAAAACCTGGCAATGAATCTTTAAACTCTTTAAATGATTTAAATTTCTTCATATGATTTTAACCAATATAATAACTTGTAAGATTATAATCCCAATTGGAAGTATAGTTCTAACTAATTCCATTGTATGGTTATATTCGTCAAGTTTTCTTTCTAGTTTACTTCTTTTACTCATCTTTATCTCCAAGGTCAGAAGCTTCATGTTCTCTTTTTTGTTGTGCCATTTTTTCTGCATAAGTCATTCCAAAAACCGTTTTATAAAAATGGTCTCTAGGATTTGTTGATCTATAGGCTATCTCTAAATTGGCAAAGTTAATATCAAGATTCTCATAATAAGATGGATTTGATATCTTTAACTCTTTATGATCTACACAAAATTTAATTCTATTTGTGAAGTAATCATTTTCTTTTGCGTCTTGGTCTTTTAATTTTGATAATGCAATGTCTTTTTGTTTGGCATCCTCAAATTCTTTGTATAAATTTTCTTTATCGTATCTAAAACTCATAGTATTCCTTTCATAATATAGTTTAAGTTAATAAGGGTACCATAAATCAATATAAATGGCAACCCTACAGAAATCGTTGAAAACACTGGGTTTTCTACTCCTGGAACACGCCAGGATACGCCAGGATCAAGATTTACAGCTGTATTGATAGTTCTACTCACCATTGAAATTCACTGTTCCCATAGGTAACCCATGTTTCTTTGATTCTTCACTATTCAAATATTTCTCTACGGCCTCTATGTCCGTCTCATATTCACTGATCTTCTTATTAATCAATTCAAGTGTTGGTTTGTAGATTAAGTTTTCTGGTAGACTCTTTTTAATCTCTTTTAAGTCTTCAAGTGGTCTATCTAAATCGTGTTGTAGTCCCATTATTTACCTCTTTCCATTTCTGCCTGTAAATTTAAAGATACATCAACATCTGATTCATCTTTAGTACCATATATTGCGTCTTTTAAATCATCAAGTGGTTTACTCATACACTCACCAGTTGCTGGATCAATAGTATCATCTTCTAAAGCATAACTATCTAGTTCAACATCACCGTTCTCAACTGCATTCTTTAAGCCGTCATATTCATCATATACTACTTTTGCAATAAATTCAGGTTTGTCACAATCTACATAATTAGCGTCTACTACATATGTTTCAACACCGTTTTTTGCGTCTGTTATTTCTTTACTTACTTTTGTGTGGTCTATTCCACCATTATCACTAAACAATTTATCAGCTTCATCTTTATCTTTAGCCAATACATCTTGTTCAATTAATAGTCTGTAATATGTTTTCTTTCTGTATAGGTTTTTACCTAAATCATCTTTATTCACATATACGTCTGTTTGTACTGTCGCCATAGCGTCCTCCTTTGTTAATCAGTAATCGGATCATGCGTAATAACTGACATCTGTTCCAATCTAGTCTTCGCATTCTCAATTGTTATTTCTTTTCTGTCGTCTTTATCCTCAGCCCATGAAACAGTTGGTGCTGTAGCGTCTTCACTACTCATTAATAATATTACATAATGAATCGCTTTTAATAAATCTTTTCTATTTCTACCATTTTTCTTACCATATCTTGCAAGATATTTAATGGCGTTTGCTTGGCAAAAATCCTTATCAATACCTACTGATCTTAATAAGTCTTGTACCTGGAAACCTTTTTCACCTGTAGCATTTGATACATAATGCTCTCCGTATGTAGATTTTACATATTCACTTATCTCTTTAATTATTTCATTTTCGTTATATTTCATTATTGTACCTTTC